CTTACCTGCCACCTTCCATACTTTAAAGATGGTTCTTCCAACGCTCATGCAATCACAGTATACGGTAACACCTCAACAAAACCATTCGGCCCTTACGATTATTACAATGTATACTCAGCAAGTGATAACGGCGGGTCTGTCTCAATGCCAAATGACAATGAGTATCTATATGTTCCTCATTCCAGCACACTAAAACCATCAGGCACAGATCCATTCTGTGTTTCATTTTGGTATTATCCAACCACATCTCCAGGCACTGATAGACAACTTGTTGGTGACTTTCAAGTTGTTTCGTATCCATCAAATTGCCCTGGCTGGGATATATTATATCAAACAAGTGGCGCTATTAATGCAAGATGGGGATATCCAAATTATGCTGATACTGGATCTGGAATAACAAATAATATTCCTATAATAAATGCTTGGAATCATATCGTATTCTGTAGAAGTGGTGGAAATTTATCTTTATTTTTAAATGGCAAAAGATGTAACACTTTTACATCTAATATTAGTATATCTGCATCTGGTTTAGCTAATTTTTATGTGGGGTATGCTGGAGAAGCGTCAGGAAGTGCAATGAATACAGCAATGGGAACTATTGCAGATTTTAAGTATGAAGTCGGCACGAGTCAGTTTGATGCTACAGCTTCTACTATTACTGTACCTACAGCACCACAGAGCACTACAAATTCTGTATTACATGTTAAAGGAACAGATGCTTCTATTATTGATAAGTCCCAAAGTAGTAATCTAAAACTTTTTGGAAACACTACTGGTTCAACAACCCAGATTAAGTTTGCAGACACTAAGTCAATGTATTTTGATGGAACAGGAGATTATATTCGAATCGGGAATAATAAAGATACCTTAGATGGTTTTATTAACAATAACGAAATTATGACTGTAGAGGGGTGGGTGTATCCAACTTTAAGTCGAGCAGGATCAAATATATATCAATCACCATGTATATTAAATATCGGAAGTACATATTTTCATCTAGGATTAAATAATCTTACACCATTCTTCTATTGGTGGACAGGAGCTGCAAATTCGTTTTCCGCAAGCAATCCAATAACTTTAAATGCATGGTCTCATATAGCATTAGTTTTAGATGCCAATACAGGTTCAAATAATCTAAAATTGTATGTAAATGGTAATTTAGATGGACAAGGAACATTCGGCGGAATATCTTGGGCATCTTCTTCACAAGGTGATGAAGTGAGAATTGGTATTGGAAATAATGCGGATGCAAATTCATATTTTCCTGGCTACATCCAAGACCTAAGAATCACTAAAGGTTTAGCAAGATACACTGGAAACTTTACACCACCAACAATACCACTAAAAGGATAAACTCAAAAACATATAAATAGTCATATCAAAGAGAGGTATGACATGGCCGTAGTTACATCCAGAACAGAATTCAAATCTTATTGTCTAAGAAAATTGGGTTCTCCCGTAATTCAAATAAATGTAGCAGATGAACAGGTAGAAGATAGAATTGATGATGCATTGGAGTATTATCAAGATTATCACTATGATGCAGTTGAAGATACATATCTTGCACATCAAATTACTCAGACAGATATGGATAATAAATACATTCCTATCAATAATAATATTATTGGTATCAAACAAGTAATTCCTTTATTTCAATCGGAAAATAGTTCAACAAATATGTTTGATATTAGATATCAACTTTTCTTGAATGATGTTTATGATTTACAAAGTGCAGAAATGTTGACTTATCAACTAACACAAGATCATCTTCAAATGGTAAATGAAATCATTACTGGAAGAGTTCCAATTCGTTATAATAGACATGTGAATAAATTATATCTTGATATTGATTGGACTGCTGCTGTTAGTGTAGGAGAAAATATTATCATAGAAGCAACAAGAGTTATAGATCCAGATACATATACTGATGTATGGAATGATAGATGGCTTAAAAGGTATGCAACTGCTCTTATTAAAAAACAGTGGGGAGAAAATTTAACAAAATACGAAGGTGTTCAATTGCCTGGCGGAATTACTTTCAATGGTAGTAGAATTTTAGATGAAGCAAATCAAGAAATTGAAAAGTTGGAACAGGAAATGTCTTTAAGTTACGAGCTTCCAGTAGATATCATGGTAGGATAAGATGACAACTAATCCTTATATAAACACTATCAACTTTACGGCTGAACAGGATTTGATTGGAAATCTAGTAATAGAATCGATTCAAATGCATGGACAAGATTTTATATATGTTCCAAGACAGATTGTAAATGAAGATACAATATTTAATGAAGATACATTGAGTTCGTTCACTGAAACACATACTATAGAAATGCATATAGAGAGTGTTGATGGGTTTGAAGGTGAGGGTGATATGTTATCTAAATTTGGATTGGAAGTTAGAGATCAGCTAATTACAACTGTTTCAATAAGTAGATTTACTGAAGTCACATCAACTGAAAGACCAAAAGTTGGAGATTTATTATATTTTCCCATAACAGATAAAGTTTTTGAAATTAAGTTTGTCGAAGATGAGGTTCCATTTTTTCAACTTGGAAAAATGCATGTATATCAATTAACATGTGAATTATTCTCATGGGCAAGAGAAACAATCAATACTGGAATAAACGAAATTGATAATAACTTTATTGCGCCCGTACAACCGGCAGCTGCGGTTGATAGTACAGTAGATAATTCACCAGATCCAGACACGCAACTTATTCCATTGTCTCCACAAACAGTCGATGGTGTCATTGACTTTACGAAAACAAATCCATTTAGTGAGGATTACTAATGTTAGGTAATGCACATTTTTATAGAAGCACAATTAGAAATTATGTGATTGCATTTGGTTCTATATTCAACGATATAGATATAGAAAAAACTGACGCGAATGGAAATGTTTTACAAGTTATTAGAGTTCCTATCTCATATGGGCCGACAGAAAAATATCTTTCAAGAATTAATAAAGTAACTGCAACTGGAGATGCAGCAATTGTTCTACCAAGAATGAGTTTTGAAATTTCTGGTTTTAATTATGCAGCGGATAGAAAATTACCAAAAACTAAAAAATTATCAAAACAAAATTCCTCTGATGCAGATAAGAAGAATCTTGTGTATCAACCAGTTCCATATGATATTGGATTTACACTTTCTATTATGACAAAAAATGCGGATGACGCAATGCAAATTGTGGAACAAATTCTTCCATATTTTACTCCATCATTTATTATTCCAATTAAAGAAGCAAATGAACTAGGTATCGTAAGAGATACAGCTCTTACATTAGAGTCTGTAGATTATTCTGATGATTATGAAGGCGACTATATATCTAGAAGAGCTCTCATTTGGACATTAGGATTTAATATGTCTGGTTATCTATATGGATTACCAAGAGAACAAAAAATTATTAGAACTGCAACTACAAATGTAAAAGGATTACCAGATCAGACTACACAGTTTTCTAAAAGTACAATTACTACAGACCCAATTGATGCGCGGAGTACAGACAATTATACTTTCATAGAAACTTATGATGATTACTTTGGGGATGAATAATGAAAAAGACATTGAATGATAAATTGAGTGATTATTTAGAAATAGAAAATAAAATTGAAGAACAATCTAAAGAAATAATCGAAAAACAAAAAAATAATATTGAACAATATTCTACAAGAGATCAAAGAAGTCAGGATTTGTTTGATGATTATAACGATCATAGAGATACATTGAAAGACTTGGTTTCTATGGGACAGGAGAGTTTAGCCAGTTTGATTCAATTAGCAAAAGAGAGCGAACATCCAAGAGCATATGAGGTTGCGGGACAACTGATGAAAACAACTGGCGAGTTAACAAAAGACTTGATCGAATTACAACTCACTATGAATAAAATTGAAAACACAAAAGATGGCGGGAAACCTGCCAAAGTCACAAACAATGCTATTTTTGTTGGAAACACAAACGACTTGTTAGAGACTCTAAGAGGAAAAAATAGAGAAGAAAAATCTGATGAGTAGTGACATTTATTTAAACAATCCAAATTTAAAGGCTGTTGGAGTAGAAATAGATTGGAGTGAAGAACAGGCAGCAGAATATGTAAAATGTATGGAAGATCCTGTGCATTTTGTAAAAACATATATGAAAATTGTGAATGTTGATAAAGGACTTGTAAATTTTGAGTTATATCCATTCCAAGAAAAAATGATACGTTCTTTTAATGAAAACCGTTTTACTATCTGTAAGATTGGTAGACAGTCTGGAAAATCAATTACATGTATTGCATTTTTCTTACACTATATTCTTTTTAATAAAGATGTGTCGGTTGCATTGCTTGCAAACAAATTGGCTACTGCAAGGGAATTGTTGAGTAGACTGCAAAGAGCATATGAAAATTTACCTCATTGGTTGCAACAGGGAGTGATGGTTTGGAACAAGGGCTCTATTGAATTAGAAAATGGAGCAAAGGTTTTGGCAGCTGCCACATCTTCAAGTGCAATTCGGGGTGGTTCGTATAACATTCTTTTCTTAGACGAATTCGCATTTGTTCCAAATGAAATTGCCGAAGAGTTTTTTAATTCTGTGTATCCTACAATTTCATCTGGACAATCTACAAAGGTTATTATTGTTTCTACTCCACAAGGAATGAATCACTTTTATAAATTATGGGTAGACGCAGAAGAAGGAAGAAATACATATAATCCAATATCTGTTCATTGGAGTGAAGTTCCTGGCCGAGATGAAAAGTGGAAACAAACTACAATTAAAAATACAAGTCCAGAACAGTTTAGACAAGAATTTGATACGGAATTTTTAGGCAGCACAAACACATTAATAAATGTGACGAAATTGAAAAATATGCCATATAAAAATCCAAGAAAAGTTGGAGAAAATGGAAACTTAAAAATATATGGATTTCCGAAAGAAGGAAAAACTTATTTTTGTACAGTTGATGTTTCGAGAGGAAAGGGTGGTGATTATTCTGCATTTTCTATTTTTGATGCTTCCGAAGTTCCATATACACAGGTTGTAACTTATAGATCTAATAATGTCCCTCCATTAGTTTATCCAACTATTATAAGAAGAGTTGCTCAAATGTATAATGAGGCTTATATATTAATAGAGGTAAATGATGTTGGCCAACAAGTGAGTGACATCTTATATCACGATATGGAATATGAGAATCTAATAAGTATTAACAGCGATACAAGAAAAGGACAAAGTATAAGTTCTGGATTTTCAGGAAGAACAACAACTATGGGAATTCGCACAACCAAGGCTACAAAGAAAATTGGTTGTATGAATATGAAAAGTTTAATAGAAGAAGATAAATTAATCATAAAAGATTTTGATACTATCAATGAATTGACATCTTTTGTTTCTAAAGGTCATAAATATGAAGCAGAGACAGGAAAATTTGATGATTTGGTAGACACCTTAATTTTGTTTTCGTGGATGACAACCGATAGTTTTTTCAAAGAACTATGTGACTTAGATACTAGACAAGAAATATACGAAGAAAGATTAAGACACTTAGAAGAGAATATGTTACCATTTGGATTTATTTCATCATCAAATTCCGCTGATATTTTTGTGGATGATGATGGAGATGTATGGACTACAGATGGCATGAATGTGTAATTATGGTGAGTTTAATGTTTTTATAAATAAATAGAAAATAACTTTATAATTTAATCAAAGGAGATAAAAAATGGCATTCCAAGTAAGTCCTGGCGTTAACATTTCTGAAATTGATGCATCTACTAGCGTTCCGGCCTTAGTTACTAACATTGGTGCTATGGTTGGGAGATTTTCTAAAGGACCTGTTGGTCAAATCACAGAAGTCTCCAGCGAAGAAGAACTGGTGACAATTTTTGGCAAACCAAATAACGCAAATTATAAATCATGGTTTACGGCTGCGAATTTCTTAGCATACTCAAACTCTCTAAAAATCGTCAGAGTTGCAAATGATTCAGCAGTAGCACAAGCTAATAAAGCTTTAAACGCAGTATCAGGTAAAGTTACAGTTTCTTCTGCGACAGCAGGAACACAAACAGCAACAGGTACAGCAGAGTCATCAACTACAATATATGGTTCATCTGCACAAACATTTACTGCTGCAATCACAGGTTCAGTTCAGTCATTTGACCTTTTTGATGGGGTAAATGATGGTACTAACGATCAATATTTACTTCCTCGTTTGGATAATACAAGCGCATTGGTTACTGCAAATGGCTCTGCGGCAGGTACAGATAGCAATGTAAGAGACTTGGTTGCGTCTGATGTAACTGTTTCTGTTAGAGGTGTTGGAGAAACATCTGGTGGTTTGGTTCCAGCATCAAGATATGCTTTAGCTACTGGTACAAATTCTGGTGATGTTACTAAAATCACACTTCAGGAAGTTATTGGTGATAGTTCTAACTCCGGCCCTTGGTATATTCATGCTCAAGCAAATGCAGCATGGAAAACAGATGGAACAGGATATGCAACAGGTGGGTTCTTCTATCCACTATATACAAGAATGACTGATGCAAACGCAGCTGATTCTGCAGCGGGCGGTACTGGTTCTTCACACGGCCATTACTTCTCAAAATATGCTAGTGCGTTTGACTCAAGTTCAATTGCAGCTAACACTATCACACTAACAAATGCAAATCATGGATTTGTACAAGGAGATGTTGTAATCTTTAAAGAAGGTACAGCAGGTGATACTTTAGGACTTACAGATGGAACATCATATTATGTTGCAAGTGTAAGTGGTGCTGATGTAACATTATCTGAAACATACACATATTCTACTAATACAGCTGGTGCTGCAGTGACACTTTCGACTGGTGCTCAGACAGACCATATGTTACATAAAGTATTTTATATGCCAGACCTTTCTACTTTGGCTGTACATGAAGGAGCAGCTGCACCAGCAGACACAAATATTCTTCTTTGGGCAAACAAGAATGACGAAGTAGTTATTACTGTAGCACTACAACAATCACATTTGATGGATACAGCGCCTGGTTCACATGCAGTTCAAAATGGACTCGTAACAGCAACTAACAGTGTTGATGGTGCATATTCGGCATCTGACTTTACAGTTTCAGCAAATAGTACGACTATTACATTTACATCAAATGCACCAGCAACTGGAGAAACAGTAACAGTTGTAGTCCCTGCGCGAAGATCGTTTCCATTGTCTCCAGCAGTCGATTCAACTGCCGGACAAACTTTAGAAGTTGATGTTGCTGGAACTGCACAAGTTTCTGGAACCGATTTCACACTATCAGCTGATGGTGCAACGGTAACTTTCTCAACCGCCCCAGCAGATGCGGCCGCTATTAGTTTCACAATCAGAAATGCAGCTGCCAATTCTTTCTCATATACTTCAGCAACCCTTTATATCAAAAATGATGATGATTTTGATAATAATTTTGGGTTTGGTGCAGCAGTTGCAAATGGACATGAATTTGCAGCAAAGCATCCAGGCATATGGGCAAATAATATGAAAGTGTATCTTGTAGATGAAACTACATATTCAAACTTTAAAACCACACATCCTGCAATTGCCTCTGCACTCAAAGGTGTACCAAGAGCAAATGACATGACAATTGATTTGACAGCATCAAATCCAGTGGGAACCCCAGACAACGAAAAACTCACACAAGGCCTTTCGTTGGTTGTAACAATGACTGACCCACAAACTGGAACTGAAAGAGTTGTTGAAACTATTGAAGAAATGTCAAAGGCAGCAAATGGTAAAACAGAAGTTGGCGAAAATCGTTACTATGTAAATGTTATCAACTCCTCATCAAATTGGGTAAAAATTCTTAATCATCCAATTGCAAATGGTGATTGGGGTGGAGATATTGTTGTAAGTAATGGTGGTAGTGTTGCTTCTAAGAGATCATTTGCAACATTGGCGACTTCTGGAAACACAGACGGAACTGAACTGTTTATTTCGCGTCCATTTGGTGGTGGACAAGATGGTATTACTCCAACTGTTCAACAGTTTCAGGCTGGATATGACATGTATGCAGACGCGGAAAATGTAGACGTAGGTTTCATTTTACAAGGCGAAATGGCAGATGTGGCAGATAGTTTGGCTGCAGCACAAGGTGCAGTCGGGCATATCATTGATATTGCAATCTCAAGAAAAGATGCAATTGCATGTATTTCTCCTAGAGAAGCAGATGTTGCCGCTGATAGAGATGCGATGTCTAGTGATAATACTATTGCATTTTTCCAAGGTGTTAAATCAAGCAACTATGCATTCGCAGACTCAAACTACAAATATATGAGTGATAAATTTAATAATACATATAGATATGTTCCATTCAATGGAGATACTGCTGGATTGATGGTTAGAAGTGAATTGGAAAGAGATGCTTGGTATTCTCCAGCTGGATTTAATCGCGGTGTATATAGAGGCGTAGTAAAAACTATGCAAAATCAAACAAAAGCAGACAGAGATGCGCTTTATTCAGCAGCAATTAACCCTGTTGTTAGTTTTGCTGGACAAGGAACTGTTCTGTTTGGTGACAAAACCTTCACACAAAAACCATCTGCATTTAGTAGAATTAATGTTAGAAGATTGTTTATTGTTCTTGAGAAATCTATTGCAACTGCTGCTAAGTTCACTCTATTCGAATTCAACGATGAATTCACAAGATCTCAGTTTACATCTCTTATCGAACCATTCTTGAGAGATGTACAAGGTCGCCGTGGAATTTATGATTTTAAAGTTGTCTGTGACGCAACAAACAACACAAGTGAAGTGATAGATAGAAACGAATTTATTGGAGACATCTTTATTCAGCCTGCAAGATCAATCAACTTTATCCAACTCAACTTTGTTGCAGTTAGGACAGGCGTTGATTTCAATGAAATTGTTGGTGCAGTTTAATATAAATAGATTAAAATAGGAGATAATAAATGGCATTCAACATAGAAACATTCAAATCAAATTTTGGGGATGGTGGTGCAAGACCCAATCTATTCAGAGTACAGCTTACTATGCCAACTGGCATAACACCATTACCAGACAATGCCGCGTTTCTTGTTCGTTCCGCACAAGTTCCTTCGTCCACCATTGCACAGGTGGACGTGCCATACTATGGTAGACAGGTAAGAGTGGCTGGAAATAGAACTTTCGAACCGTGGACGGTGACAATTCTAAATAGAGAAGATTTCAATGTAAGAAATCGTCTTGAACAGTGGATGAACAATATCAATTCACATAATGAAAACACAACCTCATTCGCTGGCCAGGGATATAAAAGTGATGCTATTGTAGAACACTTTGGTAAAGCTGGAGAAGGTGACATTATTGCAAGATATGAATTTAGAGGTTTATTCCCAACAGAATTATCATCAATTGAATTATCATGGGATACAAATGATGTTGTAGAAGAATTTACATGTACTTTTGCCTACGATTATTGGCAACACAGCGGCGTAGTAAGTTCTTAAGCAACTCAACTAGTTATTGGAATATAGTATGGAAGTGAAATTATTTGGGTTTACCCTATTAAAAACAGCAGAGCAATCAAAAGAATCTAAGTCATTCATACCCCCAGAGAGTATGAATGACGATGGTTCTTTGCATGTTTCTACAAATTTTTATACAACTACATATAATTTGGAAAATAATGCAAAAAGTGACGCAGAATTAATCGATAGATATAGAGATATGTCTATCCATCCTGAAGTTGAAATTGCAATTGATGATATTGTATCAGAAGCAATTGTCAATGAAGCAGATCAAAATCCAGTAAAATTATTAACTAAAAATGTAAATCAACCAGCTTCTGTTAAGAAAGCCCTTGTCGAAGAATTTGACAATGTTCTTTCTTTATTAAATTTCAACAGAGCTGGTTATGATATTTTTAGAAATTGGTATATTGATGGTAGAATTTATTTTCATATAATTATCAATCAATCTAAACCAAAAGATGGTATTATAGAACTCAGAAAAATTGATCCTAGAAAGATCAAAAAAGTAAAACATATAGAAAAAGACGAAAAAACTCAAGGAAAATTAGTTAAATCTGTCTCAGAATACTATATTTACAACGAAAAAGGCCTTTCTAACGGCGATAAAACTACTGGAATTCCTATTTCCCCAGACTCAATAGCACATGTAAACTCTGGTTTAAGAGATGCCAGACGACAATATGTTATTGGACATTTACACAAAGCAATCAAAGCCCTCAATCAATTACAAATGGTGGAAGATTCTGTAGTAATTTACAGATGGACGCGAGCACCAGAAAGAAGAGTTTTCTATATTGATGTAGGAAATCTTCCAAAAGTGAAGGCTGAACAATATATTGCAGACATTATGAATCGTTATAAAACTAAAGTTGCATATGATGCTGCAACTGGTGAAGTAAAAGACGATAGACGCCATATGTCTATGCTTGAAGATTTTTGGTTCCCGCGCAGAGAGGGTGGTAGAGGTACAGAGATCGAAACTTTACCTGGCGGTTCTAATTTAGGTGAAATGGATGATGTTGTCTATTTTCAGAAAAAACTTTATAAATCTCTAAATGTTCCTATTTCTAGATTAGAACCAGAACAGTCTCTTGCATTGGGTCGTGCAACAGAAATAAATAGAGATGAATACAAATTTAATAGATTTATTGTAAGATTAAGAAACCAGTTCAGTGAACTATTTCTTGACCTTTTGAAAAAACAAATGATATTGAAAGGTATTGTTACTCCAGAAGAATGGAAAGCAATATCTCAACAAGTTATCTTTGACTTTACACAAGACTCTTATTATTCAGAAATTAAAAATACTGAAATGATAAGAGACAGAGTTGCTTTGTTATCCGAAATGACAGATTATATGGGTAAATATTACTCTCATACTTGGGTACAAAGAAATATTCTAAAGTTTAGTGATGATGAAATAAATAATATGAGAAAAGAAATTCTTGCTGAGCAAGAAGATGAAATTTTTGGAAAAACTGAAAACGAAGAGGGCTTTTAAAAATGAGTGAAGAAAATATAAATAATAAATATCTAGATATAGTAGACAATTCTATTTTAGGAAATGGTGCTGCAGCAGCAGATGCAATCAATTCTATTTTGAAGGACAAAATTGCCACAGAAATAGATGATTATAAAAAAGAGTTTGCAAACACCATGTTTAATGGAGAACAAGAAACTGATGTTGATTCGGAAGAAGAAGTAGAAGCCGAAACACCAGAAGAAGAAACAGAAGAGGCGTAGAAAAATGTTAAGTTTTGAAGAATATCTTTCACAAGACCTTGATGAAGCAATCAAGAGAAAGGTTGTAGTTCGTGGTGGCAAAAGAAAGATTAAATTCAAAACTGACAGAGATGGCTATAAAGTCGTGGGAAACAAAGAAATAAGAATTAGTCCTACGGACGCTAAAAAAATGAGTATTAGAAATACTAGATCTGCAAGAAAAAGAAAAGGTAAAGTAAATATCTCTAATATTCGTAGAGCAAGATCAATGACAAAAAGGACGGGTCTATGATGAAACTCATAACAGAAGTAGTAGAAGAAATCTTAGTAGAACAAAAAGGAAAAGACCTTTTTATCGAAGGCGTATTCCTTCAATCAAATATAAAAAATAGAAATGGTAGAGAATACCCTTCCGAAGTCATGGATAGAGAAGTTGCAAGATATAATGAAAAATATATTGCAAAAAATAGAGCCTTTGGTGAATTAGGACATCCAGAAGGCCCTACAATTAATTTAGAGAGAGTTTCGCACATGATAAAATCTCTTACCAAAGAAGGCAATAACTATGTTGGTAAGGCAAAAATCATGACTGAAACTCCATATGGTGCTATTGTGTCAAACCTAATTAAAGAGGGTGCATCATTAGGTGTTTCTTCTAGGGGTATGGGTAGTGTTAAGCAATCAGGTGGAAGGAATATAGTACAAGACGATTTTTATTTGGCCACAGCAGCCGATATTGTTGCGGACCCAAGCGCTCCAGATGCGTTTGTGAACGGTATCATGGAAGGAAAAGAGTGGGTCTGGAATAACGGAGTTGTTCAAGAAAAATCAATTGCTGAGTATCATAGAAAGATGCAAGAGGCAAAACAAAGAGAGCTCGAAGAAGTAAAAATCAACTTGTTTAAAAATTTCATGTCAAAATTGTAATTATTATAAATAAATATAAATTAAACTCGTAGGAGAATCAAAAATGGAAAATTTAGAAAATAAAGAGATTGTTGACGAAACGAAAGTTGAAGAAACAATCGAAGAAAAAGTTGAAGTTGTTGAAGAAGAAGCAATTGAAAAAATTGCCGAGGAAACAACTGATGAAGTAGAAGTTTCTGAAGAGTCTGAAGAGTCTGAAGAAACAAGTGAAGCTCCATTGGAAGAAATGGACCACAGCAAAAAGAAAAAAATGAACGCTTCTAAAGATATGGAAGATGATGAAGATGATGAAGATGATGACGAAGAAGAAGTGGTAGAAAAAAAGAAAAAAATGAATGCTTCTTATAAAGTTAAAGCAGAAGATGTTGATGTTAAAGAGGACGTCGATGCAATGCTACAGGGACAAGACCTTTCTGAAGAGTTTCAGAATCAAGTAACAACAATCTTTGAGGCCGCCGTAGTTTCAAAAGTCAACGAAAAGTTGGAAGAAATTTATGCAGACTACGAAACTGAGCTTCAGGAAAATGTTGCAGAAATTAGACAAGAACTGTCTGAAAAAGTTGATGAGTATCTTTCATATGTCGCAAAAGAGTATGTTGCTGAAAACAAACTTGCGGTAGAAAATAAACTCAAGCTTGAGATTATGGAAAATTTCATGAGTGGTCTGAAAAAGGTCTTTGAGGAAAATTATGTTGATGTTCCAGAAGAAAAAGTCGATCTTTACGGTGAAGCTTTGGAAACTTTGGAAGAAAAAGATCAAAAATTGAATGAGCAATTTGAAAAGAATATCAAGTTGTCTAAAAAACTTGAAGATCTTGAAAAAGAAATTATCTTGAAAGATGTAACTGAAGGACTTACTGTTTCTCAAGCAGAAAAAGTACGTTCTTTAAGCGAAAGCCTTGAATTCACAACCAAGGAAGATATGATGGAAAAAGTTACATTGATCAAGGACAATTATTTTCCATCTGAAACAATTGTAGAAAGCGCAGTATTAGATGAAAGTGCATTAGAAACTTCAGTTGAAGATTCTCCAGTGGTTCAAGAGGAAAATAAATTTCAATCTGTGATGGATGTTTATGCTAGAGCACTAAATAGACCTAAAGATTAAAATTTTATAAATATAATATAGTATAGCAAATAAAATCTACTAAGGAGAAAAAAATGCACGACTTTAATGCAATCCAAATTCAGGAGTTGAAAGAAAAGTGGAAGCCTGTGCTTGAGCATCCTGATCAAGCTGAAATTAAGGATCCATATAGAAAAGCGGTTACTGCCGTTCTTCTCGAAAATACAGAAAGAGCTACAAGAGAAGAAAACGCTCTTGGAACACAAACCATGGCGGCTCTCAACGAGACTAACGTGGCTCCTACTGCGCCAGACAGCGGAAACCTAACATATTCTGACCCAGTAATCATTTCTATGATTCGCAGAACTATGCCAAACCTTATGGCATATGACCTTGTAGGTGTTCAGCCAATGACAGGCCCAACAGGTTTGATTTTCGCAATGAAATCGCGTTATACAAATCAGACTGGAACAGAAGCTCTCTTCGATGAAGCTGACACAACATTTTCTGGAACAGGCACACACGCCGGTACAGACCCATTCGCAGGTTCTTCACTTGGTGTAAACGCAGGCGGAGAAGCATTTGTAGAATCAGCAACTGGTTCACAAACAGGTGCAGCTGGTTCAACAGCAGCTGGTGAAGGCCTTGGAAGAGGTGTTGATCAGGGAATGGGCACTAACGGACATTTCAACGAAATGGCATTCTCAATCGATAGAGTATCGGTAACTGCGAAAACCAGAGCGTTGAAAGCAGAGTACACAACTGAACTCTCACAAGACTTGAGAGCGGTACACGGTCTTGACGCAGAGTCAGAACTCTCAACAATTCTCTCTACAGAGATTACTGCTGAGATTAACCGTGAAGTACTTAGAAATCTTTACGACCAAGCAAAATTGGGTTGTGCGGCACAAACAACAAATAAAGGTATCTTTGATTTGACAACTGATGCTGATGGCCGTTGGAGTGTTGAGAACTTTAAAGCTCTTATGTTCCAAATCGAAAAAGAAGCAAACGTAATTGCAAAAGAAACACGTAGAGGAAAAGGTAACGTAATCGTATGTTCTTCTGATGTTGCTTCTGCTCTTGCAATGTCTGGTCTTCTTGACTATAACCCACAAATGGACACAGCACTTACTGTTGATGACACAGGACAAACATTCGCCGGCGTACTCAACAAAAAGTTCAAAGTGTACATTGACCCATACTTCTCATCCGCTGGTGCATATGACTTCGCAATGGTTGGATACAGAGGTTCTTCACCATTTGATGCTGGTTACTTCTATTGCCCATACGTTCCAATGCAAATGGTTCGTGCAGTTGGTGAGAATACATTCCAGCCAAAAATCGGGTTCAAAACTCGTTATGGAATGGTTAAAAACCCATTTGCTGGTGCGGCTCGTACTCCTGCTGCGGATGGCGCTTTCCCAACAGACGGCAACCAGTACTACAGATTGTTCCGCGTGGACAACATCAACTCTGCTGCTTAATAAAAACAATAAAAAAAGAAAAGCAGAATATGGGGGGCTCAATGCCCCCCTTTTTTATTCCTAAATAGTAAGATAATAAGGAGATTTCGCAGTGGATGTAGATACTCAAAATGTAAATTACCTCAACACACAGAACTTTAGTTTTTCTACAAATATGTGTCCATCACTAGAGGACTATGTTCAATCTGTAAGTATTCCTGGCGTGACTTTAGGCGAAGCAGTAGTGGAAACGCCATTTATTAAACGTCCAGAGCCTGGAGATAAATTAATTTTCTCTGTTCTGTCAATTGGATTTTTAGTAGACGAAGAAATGAAAAATTGGAAAGAAGTTTATAATTGGTTACTTGCATTAGGATTTCCAGACAATTTTCAACAGTATGGAAACTTTACTAATGCAAGAAGATTAGAACTTGGAAAATCTGTTTTTTCAGATTTAGTATTAATTGTTTATAACAACCAAAATACACCAGTTTTAAAGTTCACATTCAAAGATGCATTTCCTATAGCCATAGGAGATATTCCACTATCTTCTACAGAAACAGCAAGTATTGCGCCTCTGACAACAGCAGATTTTATGTTTAGGAGTTATTCGGTAGAAAACTTATAATATTATTGGAGAACATTATGGAAGAAAAATATTCAGTGAAATTGGCTGAGTTGACACAGGAATCCGAAAAAGATATAAAAATAGATTACCTGAAATTAGCAGATGAAATTGTTCACAATCAGAATTTGATTGGGAAGTGGATGACTCATCAACAAGTATACGAAATAAAATATCAGTTTTTAGAGATAGAACACAAAAAGCTTTTGGCAATAAAGACAAAGTACTATACAGGAAAAATGTCGGAAGATGAAATTGTGGCAAGAGGATGGGAAATTGAAGGAACAAAAATATTAAAATCTGATTTGAATATCTGGATAGATGATGACGAAGAAATTATTAAATCTAAAAAAAATCTATTGATATTAAAACAGATAATAACTTTGATTGATAAAACCATTGATATTTTGATAGATCAAAAGAAATGGACTATCAAAAATTTTATTGATTATAAGAAATGGTTAGAAGGTAATTAATGAGCAAGTTTTATGTTCATAAACTAAACGAAGTGCATGTTCAAGTAGATTCCCCAGAACTTTTTATGTTGAAAGAACTGGTGGACTACTTTACCTTTAAGGTGCCTGGCGCTGAGTTTATGCCCGCATATAAGAATAAGTATTGGGATGGAAAGATAAGACTTTTCAATCCTACTAATTGTAAGTTATACTTAGGCCTTGTTGAACAACTAAAATATTTTTGCGAAAAAAATGATTATGAAATAGAATATGATGAAGATTTACAAGATCAAAATTTTTCACCAAAAGATTTGGAAGCACTTGCAAAATTCATTAATCCACATAGTCAAGGAAAAAAAATTGAATATAGAGATTATCAGTTAGATGCAATCTATCATGCAATCAAAAAAAATAGAACATTACTTCTTTCCCCGACAGCTTCTGGTAAATCACTCATCATTTATACTTTGGTAAGATTCTATAACATGCACCCAGAAGTAAAAGGAAAAAAAATTCTAATCATAGTTCCAACCACTTCACTAGTTTCGCAGATGTATGGTGATTTTGCCGATTATGGATGGGATGTAAATAAGTATTGTCATAAGATATTTGCTGGCCAAGAAAAATATACAGATAAAAAGGTAGTGATATCTACTTGGCAATCGATATACAAAATGCCAAGAGATTATTGGGATCAATTTGGAGTAGTGATTGGCGATGAATGTCACTTATTTAAAGCAAACTCTCTTAACAAAATCATGGATAGACTAACAGAGTGTAGATTTAGATTTGGAACAACAGGAACATTAGATGGAACAAAAACTCATAAACTTATTCTTACAGGAATGTTTGGAGATGCAAAACAAGTCACATCTACAAGAAAGCTAATTGATAACAAAACTCTCGCAGATTTTAAAATACAATGTCTGGTACTAAAATATCCTATGGAGACATGTAAAGAAATCAAAAAACTGAAATATGCTGATGAAGTAGAATGGATTGTAACAAATCCTAGAAGAAATGAATTTATAAAAGACTTGACATTAAATCTAAAAGGCAATACACTAGTTCTTTACAATTTTGTAGAAAAACATGGAATACCTATGTACAAATTAATAAAGAATTCTGTAGAAGAAAATAGAAAAGTATTTTTTGTTTCTGGCTCAGTAGATGCAGAAATAAGAGAACAAATAAGAGCAACCACAGAAAAAGAAGATAATGCAATTATTATTGCATCTTATGGTACATTCTCTACTGGTGTAAACATTCGTAATTTGCACAATGTTGTTTTCACATCTCCGTCAAAGAGTAGAATACGAAACTTGCAGTCTATAGGAAGAGGCCTCAGAAAAGGAAATAATAAAACATCAGCAGTTTTATATGATATAGCTGATGACTTGCGTTATAAGAATTATATGAATTTTGCAATACGCCACTTTTACGAACGTATAAATATCTATAATGAAGAAAAGTTTTCATTTAAAATAAATGAAATCAAATTATTTGGTTAGGAAACTCATGCACGATTTCAAAATAGTCAGGCTATCAACAAAAGAAGTAATTATTTGTAAGACAAATTCTAAAAATGCGTCTGCAAGTTCAATTATTTTGGAAGATCCGTTTGAAATAAAATCGTTCATGAATCCTCAAACTGGAGACTTTAATTCAACTCTCATAGATTGGTTACAATATAGTGATGATACTATAGTAGAAGTTGCCGCGTACAATGTCATTGCAATGAATACACCTTCCCCAGAAATTATTGACCATTATGAAATGATTTTAAGAAGAAAGGCTGCAGCTGCAAATTCTGAACTCAATGAAACTGAAGGGCCTGGATTAGAAGATGTTGATGAAGAACATGAACATACTATTGAAGAACTTATGAGAATGATAAACGGTAATAAAGTCTATCATTAAGGGTCTACATACCCAGTATAACAGTAGAATCAACTTGTGTCAATAGAAAAAAAAATTTATTTTCTATTGACAAGAAACACTTTTTTGTGGTATTATCTTTGTAATTGTATAAGGAATTATTATGTATGGCTAAGAAAAGCACTAGAAATCATTATGTAGACAACAAAAAGTTGTTGGAAGAGATGACAAAATATAAGGATGCCGTCAACCTTGCCGCTGAGCAGGACACAGAGCGCCCAAGAGTTCCAAATTATATTGGTGAGTGTATTATGAAGATTGCACAGCATCTCTCTTATAAACCCAATTTTATCAACTATACATATAAAGAAGAAATGATATCAGATGGTATTGAAAATTGTCTATTGTATATTGATAATTTTAATCCAGAAAAATCAAAAAATCCATTCGCATATTTTACTCAGATTATTTACTATGCTTTCATTCGAAGGATTCAAAAAGAAAAGAAACAGACTTATGTAAAATATAAGGCATTGGAAAATCAAGAATTGATTGATGAAATTATGCAAGGACCAAATGGTAGTCCTATGAAAAATAATTTCTTAGAATTTATTCACAATAATATGGATGATTTTCTTGCAGACTTTGAAGAAACCCAAAGAAAGAAAAAGCAAAAAGCCAAGGAAAAGAGAGAAGGTAAGGAATCTGAAACTTCATGAAAATTGCACTGATTACGGACACTCACTTCGGCGCTAGAGGTGACTCCACACTTTTCCATGACTATTTTATGGAATTTTATGATAATGTATTTTTTCCTTACTTGGAAAAGAATAATATTAAGACTGTAATTCATCTTGGAGATGTTACAGACCGAAGAAAGTTTATCAACTATAATATTCTTGATGGCTTACGAAGTGGATTTATAAAGAAGATTAAAGACTATGACTCTTATTTTATTATTGGTAATCATGATGTGTATTATAAAAACACAAATCGTATTAACTCTATGGGACAACTTTTCGGGGATGATTTCAAGACTTATACAACGGCCACTACTCTTAATTTTGATGGGACTGACATTTGTTTTATTCCTTGGATAAATTCTGAGAATTATGATGAAACTCTAAAACACATAAAGAAAACCAAAGCAAAAATTGCGTTAGGACATTTAGAACTGAATGGTTTTGAAATGATGCGTGGTATCAAGTGTGAAGCTGGTATGTCTATTGAACACTTTAAAAAATTTGATTTGACTTGTTCTGGACATTTTCATCACAAAAGCAATCAAGGAGAAATTCATTATTTGGGAGCCCCATATGAATTATTTTGGAATGATTGTGATGATCCTAAAGGATTTCATATTTTAGATACGGGCTCAATGGAATTGCAGTTTGTTCAAAACCCACATCAAATGTTTCATAAGATTTATTATGATGAAAATAAAAAATATGATTTGTCAAAATATGAAAACAAATATGTAAAAATTATTGTTAAGAATAAAAGATCTCAATATAAGTTCGATACATTTGTTGACTCTTTATATAAGAAAGATGTTGCTGATTTATCTATTGTCGATGAAACAGATTTTGAGTTTGAAGAACAAAGTGATGTAGACACTACAAAAGACACTATGTCTCTTCTTACAAGTTATATCGATAATTATGAGATTGATGTTGACAAGAACAAACTAAAACAGATTATGCAAGATTTATATGTCTCTGCTTTGAGAGGTGATTGATGATTGAGTTTAAAACTATTAAATGGAAGAACTTTCTTTCCACTGGTAATTATTTTACAGAAGTGCAACTAAATCGCTCATCTTCTACTCTTATTGTTGGTGAGAATGGAGCAGGAAAATCTACCATTTTGGATGCATTGACATTTGGTTTGTTTGGAAAATCTTTTAGAAAAATTAATAAACCACAGCTTATAAACTCTATAAACAATAAAGATGCTCTGATTGAGATTACCTTTAAAATTGGTAAGAATGATTACTTGGTGCGCCGCGGTATCAAACCCAATATTTTTGAAATATGGGTAAATGGTAAAATGTTAGACCAAGATTCAAAAATTCGTGATAGCCAGATTTATTTGGAAGAAAACATTCTCAAACTGAATTATAAGTCATTTACTCAAACTGTTATTTTGGGTAGTGCTACTTTTGTTCCTTTCATGCAACTTTCTGCAATCGATAGAAGAGAAATTATTGAAGATATTTTGGATATAAAAATCTTTTCTGCAATGAATGAAATTCTAAAAGCAAAAATGGCTGCATTGAAAGAAACAATGACAGAAAATGAAAAAAACCGTGAAGTCCAAGATTATAAGATTGAACTTCAAGAAAGAAATATTGAAGATGCAAAGACGACAAAGAAAACTGCGATTAATACTTTTAAGAAAAAGATAAAAGAAAAGAAGGCTGAACAGAAACAGTGTATTGACAAAAATACAGAATTGCATGAACAAATATCAAATTTATTGGAAAAGATTATACATGAAAGTAAAATATCTGATAGAAAGAAAAAACTTGAACGTCTAGAAACTAAACTCTCAAATAATGCAGAAAAAATACAAAACGACATCTCATGGTTTGAAGGCAATGATGTTTGTCCATCATGCCAACAAGATATTAATGAAAATCATAAGAATTGTATTGTGGAAGAGAAGGATAAGAAAAAGGAAGAAGTTTTGACAGCTGTTCAATCTTTGTCTGACGAATTGATTGAGATTGATTCTGAATTACATTATATTGAAGAAATCAAAACATCTATCACAAATCTTAATAATGTAGTTAGTTCTAATAATGATAAACATCAATATCTACAAAAAAGTATTGATGAACTTGAGGCTGAAATAGAAGATGCGGAAAATAATAATACAAGTGTTTCTAAATTAGAAAAGGAATTAAAAGAGTTTAAAAAGATTTCCAAAGAGTTGGACAATGAACGCAAAACTCTTTCCGAAACAAAAAACTATCATGTGGTTGCATCACAGTTTTTGAAGGACACTGGTGTAAAAACTTCTATTATAAAATATTATTTGCCAATAATGAACAAGTTAGTAAATAAGTATCTACAAGAAATGGATTTCTATATTAACTTCACAATGGATGAAAAGTTTAATGAGAATATTAAATCCAGAGGCAGAGAAGGATTTACATATAGTTCTTTTAGTGAAGGAGAAAAGATGAGAATTGACCTTGCTCTCTTGTTTACTTGGAGAGAAATTGCTCGAATGAAGAACAGTGTCAACACAAATCTTCTGATTCTTGATGAAGTGTTTGATAGTTCTTTAGATGCGACTGGAACAGATGAGTTTTTGAAGTTGTTAAACACTCTTGGCGGAAACAATGTATTTGTGATTTCACATAAAGGAGATATTCTATATGATAAGTTCCACAGTGTGATTAAATTTGAAAAAGTAAAAAACTTTAGCCAAATTGAAAAAAATTGAAAAAAAACTATTGACGAACTATGGTAAAATAGTATATACTGAGATCATAGATTAGGAACAACACCTAATTTAATGTTTCAAACACCATGAATCAGAGGAGAATAGACATGGCAAAGAAAGTAGAATCAGTTGATGTAGTAGACGTAAACGCATTTTTTGGATTTGAAGAAAAACATTTACTTCAATATCAACGACATTATGAAGATTTTTGGAAAACTCATATGCCAAAAATCTTTGGAAAAAATTTATCCAGATATTTAAATTTTGTAGGATTTGAGCTTATAGAAACTGCGCTCGATTATGCACAAAAAATTGGACGGGCCTCTTCAAGAAGTAGCGATCTTCGCGCAGTAGGGCGATCTTTAGATGAAAATGGTTGGGAAATGAAACATGTTCCACCTATTGCGTTTAGATTTAAAGATGGAAGAATTCTAGTAATTACTGGAAATTCTCGTGGAGAAAATTTAAAAGACAGGGGCGTTGATAAAATGCCTGTGGCAATGTTTGAATCTTCTGAACTAGATAATTCATTTCACTTGAAAGAAGCGCTAATTTACATGGCGCAACAAACTCAAGAAAAAAATGGAAACTTTGTTCCGGCGACTTCTCATGATATTCAAAAAGCACTCCGAGATCTAATTACTCTTTTTTCAGAATCATCTGGTGACGCTGGTGTAGACCCACACAATATTGTTGCATATGAAGCAGCCGTTAAATCATTGTGGGATGGTGCAACAGAACAGCAAGTTGCTAGAGTTGTCCAAAAAGTTTGGAATGATCATAATCCACATAATGTAATAATCTCATATAAAAGAGAAGAGGGTTTAGCAAAACTTGAAGAATTTAATTTCAATACTGATCCTTGTGATATTTCTGGAGTCATTTATGTTATGTTTGGTTGGGAAACTTCTCAGCGGGGATTTACATCTGCATACGAATTGGCGATGGAAAACCCAGAAATGGAAATTAGAATTGTGATAAATCCTGGCACATTAAATCCAAGCAAATCTTCAACATTCGAACATGAATATGAGAAGCGGATAAAACAATTTGTATCCGAATTTGATAAACACAAAGGCGCACAAATTTTTGTTTCTTCACAAAACTTGGAAAAAGATGCTAAACTTCAAGTTAAAATTAATCATCAAAGAGTATATGTCTATGCTGCTCTTCCATCGATTGGAAAAGAACATGATTTGAGTCGTCCAGTTTTCTTTCACAATAAAGGACAATATTTTTATCAAAGAGATAATGGATATCAAGTGTGGATGAGTCACGAAGATGAGTTTGAAAATACTGAATATGATATGGCTGCATGATAAAAAGTATATTATGTGAAGTTGTCGAAAGACGATCAAAAGATAATGAAGTTGCTGTGCTGCTGAGTGGGGGTGTTGACTCCCTCTCAGTGGCATTTGCTGCATCTGATGTGGGTAAAAAAATTCATGCATATAGTTTTCATTTAGATACTCATGTTTCTTATGATTTTCAAAAGGCAAAAGAAGTATCAGAAATATTTGGTTGGAAATTTACTGGAATTTCTATACCCACTAAAAATATAGTTTCAGATTTTAAAAAACTTTCTATGCTTGGTTGTAAAAAGAAAACCGCATATGAATGCACATATCCGTTTCTTTATGTATATCCAGAAATAGAACAAACCGAAGTTCTTTCTGGTTGGGCCGCAGATGGATATTACGGAATTTCTAAAAAGGCAATGATTCACTATCGACATACTCAAGAGTTGTTTGATGAATTTAGAGAAGACTATTTTCGTCCAGACAAATGTGCGAATTATCCTTGGCACAAAGCAGTTTCTATGCAACATGATAAAAAACTTATTGTTCCATATCTAGATCAATCTGTAAAGGCATTTTTCTATATGCATACTTGGGAGCAATTGAACAAACCCTCTGAGAAACACCATGTTCGAAACGCTTTCGAACAATTTAAATTGATAGGAAATGTAAAAAAACACTTGAACTTACAGATAAATTCTGGTATAATAGAGCTATTCGAATCATTAATCGATAACAATGAGATTAATTTTAGAAATAGGACAAGAGTTATGGACATTTGCCGTGATTGGTATGTGCTAAATAGTACACCATCACTAGAAGGATATTTGAAATGAGTTATACACCATATAATTTACAAGATGTTTATGATGCATCTGAACAGAACAAATTTAAAGTAATTTCAACATTTGCCGGCGGGGGAGGATCTTCCACTGGATATCGTCTTGCTGGTGGTAAAATTCTGGCTATAAATGAATTTGTAGAAGAGGCGTGTAATACCTATCGTGAAAATTATCCAGAGACACCTATTCTGCCCGGCGATATTAAAGAATTGACTGGCCAACATTTCTTGGATGCAGCTGGAGTAAAAGTTGGGGAGATAGATATTCTGGATGGTTCTCCGCCATGTTCTGCGTTTTCTGTGGCAGGCAAACTATCTCATAATAGTATTGAAACTGAATACTTAGATTTTGATGGTAATGTTATGACACGCAAAGAAAGTGGTAAACATTCTGATGGATGGGGTCAAACTAAAAAGTATTCTGATGGAAAGATAGTTGAAAATATTGAAGATTTGTTTTTTGATTTTTTGCGTATTGCAGATGATATTCGCCCTAAAGTAATTATTGCAGAAAATGTAAAAGGATTGACTGTTGGAGAAGCAAAAAACTACCTTAATAAAATACTCAACAGATTCGAGGAAATTGGATATAATATTTCGTATCAAGTTTTGGATAGTAGATATTTTGGAGTTTCGCAGACTCGAACCAGATGTATTTTTATTGGAGTAAGACAGGACATTGCCGATCAAGTTGGCTTGAACTTTATGACAATTCAAAATGTTTTTCCAACTCCAGATTTGAAAACAATTCCTCTGAAAGATGCTTTGATTGGTTTAGAATATGATGATGAAGAAATTTCTTATCTTACTGAAAAGTTTTCTAATACTGCATATTGGAAACAAACTGGTAGTATAATGCCCGTTGATCCAGATAAAGTTCTAACAGGAGGCGATTATCACCCGAAAGGACACCACTTTAACTTGAAAAGAGTATCACAGTATGCTCCAGCACCGACCTTAACCGCTATGGGGAGTGCTGATACTACTGCTGGTGCATTCCACTGGGCAGAACCTAGAAAGTTGACCCTCGGCGAGCTGAAGCGCATTATGTCACTTCCAGATGACTTTAAACTTACTGGAAAATGGAATCAAAAAGCAGAAAGAATTGGAAGGATGGTTCCGCCACTGATGATGAAAAGAATTGCAGAATCTGTATATAAAAATGTTTTGGAGAAATATAATGGCTGATTTCACATTTGCACACCGCGAAGAAGGTTTTGATGAACATATTGATAAAAGTATTAGAGGTTATGGAGATTTGTTGGATGATGTAATTTCTCTATCAAGATACTTTGTGGAAGATGGTACTAATGTTTATGATATTGGATGTTCAACTGGTAAACTGACTCAACGAATGTTAGAGGCAAATCAGGATTTTTGCTATGATGCAAACTATATTGGAGTTGAAGTCGCAGATGGATTTTATGATGATATGATAAAAAGACAGGAGCATATCAGAACAATACACCCTTGGGTTAGTGTTGATTTTAGACATGAAGATGTAAGAGACACCGAATTTGAAAATGCCTCTTTAATTACTTCAATATTTACTTTGCAGTTTATGTCAAAAATTGATCGGCGATTTACTATTCAAAGAATTCATGATGGATTGAATGAAGGCGGTGGTTTTATTTTTGCAGAAAAAACTATTTGTCAAAATGCAAATTTTCAAGACATGCTCACATTTAATTATTATGATTTCAAAAGAAAATCTTTTGATACAGAAGATATTATGAATAAAGAAAGAACTCTTAGAAACATGTTGAAACCAAACACTTGGCAAGAAATAAATGAAATGATGTGGGACGCAGGTTTTGAAGATGTCCAACCTTTCTGGAGAAATCATATGTTTGTTGGAGCAATTGCCATAAAAAAATAAAAAGGCCCTTGACAAAACTGATTCGTTCCTGTAGCATGTAAATATAAGTGATGATTCCTATGAAGGAAATATGTGATGTCAAATGTTCTATTTACAAAGAACTCCAAAAGTCTCCTAGCCAAACTGATGGCAGAAGAAGACCTTACGGTTCAACATCGTAAAGTTGAAACCGCGTTTTTTGACGTTGAAAAACGTCTATTAGTTGTACCAATTTGGAAAGATATGTCCGATAACCTTTATGACTTGTTTATGGGTCATGAAGTCGGACATGCTTTATATACTCCAGCGGATACAGAAGTTCTCCAAGAAGCAATCGGCCGTTCCAACAAAGACTTTGTAAACGTAGTCGAAGATGCTCGTATTGAGAAAATGATGAAAATAAAATTCCCTGGCTTGCGGGCTCCTTTCTACAAAGGATATCAAGAGTTAAATGAGCGGGATTTCTTTGGGACAAATAATAAAGAAATTTCTACCTTTTCTTTCATTGACCGTATCAATCTGTTTTACAAATCTTCAATGAATGATTTTGATTTTAACATGATATTTTCAGAAGAAGAAAAACCTCTTGTGAAGAAAGTTGGAAAAACAGAAACTTTCGAAGAAGTTGCAGCTGTTGCAGAAGAGATTTACAATTTCATCAAAGATAAAGTTCAAAATCGTCAAGAACAGAATTCCCAACAAAGTGGTGGTGAAGGTTCTGGTGAACAATCTCAAAATTCAGAAATGTCAGAACTAAAAGATGACAATTCACACTCTTCTTCATCTTCTCAAACTGAAACTGAAAATGAAAATGAAGAAGAAAATCAAACGGATGGTTCCGGCGATGGCGGTTCTTCTGATGATACAGGTGAAGATGAACAAAATTCACAAGAATCTGGTAGTTCTTCTAATTCTTCTGATGAAGAATCTGATGGAGAAAATGGAAAATCTTATACATCAGCTGAAGAAGAACAAAATGCAAATGATGTTGCATCATTGGGCGGTGGAAGTGGTTTCTCTGACCCTGATGAATTTTCCTCTAAAACTGACAATTCAATGTCAGAAAATATGTCACAAATGATTGATCGTATGGCAGATAATATTGAATATTACACATTATCTGATTTAAATCTGAAAGATCATGTGATAAGTCATGATATGATTCATGATGCAATCGATGCGGCCAAAACTTATTTTTACAATAACTCAGATTGGACTAGTTTTGCAAAAAATAATGTAGACAAGATTTCTCTTTACAAAAAAGTATTGAGTGATAATAACGCTACTATAAACTATCTTGTAAAAGAATTTGAAATGAAAAAATCTGCACAAGAATATGCAGCGAGTTATGAAACAAAATCTGGAAATCTGAATACCAGCAAAATTTGGAGTTACAAACTAAATGATGATATCTTCAAACGTAAATCGATTACTCCAGAAGGCAAAAATCATGGCATGGTAATGATGGTCGATTGGTCGGGTTCTATGCACTCTATGCTATATAAGACCGTTGTTCAAACTGTTGTCCTTGCCACATTTTGTAAACGTGTTGGAATTCCTTTTGATGTTTACAATTTTTCTGATCAAAACCGAGATTATGATGATGGTAAAAAGTTGTTTGCCGATCAAAAGAACGGTGTTTATAACAATCGGACATTTATCCATAATAATGTTAAACTTCATCATGTTCTCAGCAGTTCAATGAAAAAATCAGAATTTATCAGGGCATGTAACAACTATCTGTTTTTGGCTTGGGGATTGAACAATTGTTATGGATTGATGCGTTCCAGCAAATTGCCTCATAATGTCGATCTTCAGCTTGGTGGAACTCCTCTAAATCAAAGTTTGATGATTCTTGACAAAGTTGTTCATGAATTCAAACGGAAACATTCTGTAGAAAAAATGAACTTTGTTGTTTTGAGTGATGGTGCTGCCGGCGATACAATTGAGATAGTTGATGAAAATTCTGGTTGGCATCGTTCAGTTGCAGCAACTTGGCGGCATCATCCCAAAACTTCTGTGGTTTATCATGAGCGTTCAAAAAAGACTTTCGTTCATCAACAAGGTTATCGTTCTAAAAATAAAAATGCAAAAAATCCTACTGAGTTTCTTGTCGAAACAATGAAAGAAGTTCATGGTGCAAAATCGATTGGATTTTACATTATAGACCGTACTTATGATCTAAATAACGCAATTCGGGCATATGTATTTCGGGATCGTGATGGATACCATATGTATAATAACGAACTTTCAAAAGTTCGTTCAGAGTGTCGCAAAAATGGGTTTTGTGCAGCAAAAGATTGTGGGTATGATGAATACTATATTCTTGATATGCGTACTCAAAATGAAGATAGTGAACTTGAAGTTGATGAAAATATGACAAAAGCAAAGATTGCCAAACAGTTTTCAAAATTCCAAGGTTCAAAGAAAACCAGTCGGCAAATGTTAAATAAATTTGTCGATATCGTGAAGTAAAAAATGAAAAGCCCTTGACAAAAGGGCTATCATTTGATAGCATAATAATGTAATTGATGATTCGTGAAACCTTCCAAGTGGAGAATATATAATGTGGAATAAAACGAAAAAAATTGAGTTTCTTACGAAACTCATGGCAGAAAGTGGTTCTATTGTTTCCAAACAAGAAATCAAGTCAGCGGCTTCCGCTTTTGGTGAATCAAGTCCACAATGGATGTGGAAACCAGAATTTCGCGCCGGACATGGTAAATATGATGTTTCAAAATATGCAATGAAACTCACTGGTAATGTAGTCCAGATGAAACCAGTTGCACAAACAATGACTGCTGTTCCTACTACAGTAGTTTTGCCTGAACGTCATATCGATTCTCTCGTTCCAGAGAAAGATCCTAACTTTGTGAAATTTGGATTTTACAATGATTTGAAAACTATCCTTCAATCAAAAATGTTCTATCCTGTTTTCATTACTGGTTTGTCTGGTAACGGTAAAACTTATGGAACACAACAACTTTGTGCCCAACTAAATCGTGAATGTATCACGGTTCCTATTACAATAGAAACTGATGAATCTGACCTTCTTGGCGACAAAACTCTTGTTGATGGTAATGTTCTGTTTTCTCAGGGCCCTGTAATTGACGCAATGGAACGTGGCGCAGTTCTTATTCTTGATGAAGTTGACCTTGCATCAAATAAAATTATGTGTTTGCAATCCATTATTGATGGTAAAGGTGTTTACCTCAAAAAAGATAATCGGTTTGTAAAACCAGCTCCCGGCTTTACTGTGATTGCTACAGCAAACACAAAAGGTAAAGGTTCTGATGATGGACGTTTCATTGGTACTAATGTAATGAACGAGGCGTTTCTTGAGCGTTTCAAAATTACATTTGAACAAGAATATCCCAATCAATCAGTTGAGAAAAAAATTCTCAGCAACCATCTGCAATCTTGCAAAGGTTCTGTTACTGATGAAGATGTGTCGGTGATTGAAAATCTTACGGTTTGGGCATCTGCCATTCGTAAAACCTTTGAAGAGGGTGGGATTGATGAAATCATTTCGACTCGGCGTTTGGTTCACATTGTAGAAACATTCTCTATCTTTGGAAATGTTTTGAAGGCTGTTGAACTTTGTACAAATCGTTTTGATGATGATACGAAAGCATCATTTGTAGATCTATTTTCCAAAATTTATGGCGGAGAAGAAATCAATGAAACTGAAACTGAAGAAACATATGAAGAGGAAGTACCCTTTTGATAGACTATAAATTCAATGAAGATGTATTGCTCGAAGAAGTTCGAGCATACATTGATAAGACCTACGAAGGTCATTATTCTAAAAACACATACCAATCAACTGAAGTAATCATGGGCAGAGGACATGGTGAAGGTTTTTGTATGGGCAATATAGACAAATACTCTAATCGATATGGTAAAAAAGGTTCCACAGAAGATTGGAGAAAAGACTTGCTTAAAATCATTCATTATGGTATACTGGCTTTATATAATCATGATATGACTTATGGAGAAAATGATGAGCATCAATCTGAAACATTCTGATAACTTGGATCGAGACTATAAAAAACTCAGCAAGGGCAGAAAAGAATATGTCAAAAAAATGGCATCAAAACAAAAACAAACTATTTCTAATTACTTGAATTCTAAATATGGAGAAATTGAAAATGAAATTGAGTGAGCAAACGCAAAATATATTGAAGAATTATTCGACTATTAATCAGTCAATTTACTTGAAAAAAGGAAGTCGATTATCCACTATTTCTGTTATGAGAAACATTTTATCAGCAACTGATGTAAGTGAAGAATTTCCAGTAGATTTTTGCATTTATGATTTGGGAAAATTTCTAAATCTTTTGAAGATTTATCCAGAACTAGATTTTCATGATAAGTTTGTCATGATGAGCAATGGAGCAAAGACATATAAATTTATGGCTGCCGAACCATCTATTATTGTCTATGTTGAGAATACTTTTGCATTAGAAGGTAGTGATAACAATCCAGAAGGATCGAAACCTTCGCCGGATTGGGATATTAATGTAAAGCTTCCAAATTCTACACTACATACTATCAATCAAGTGGCATCCATTTCTGGACTTCCTGATTATTCATTGTCAACAAAAGACGATGGAGTTGTTTATTTTTGTGCATTGGATAAAAAAGATGATACATCCAATGTTGCTGAAGAACCAGTTGGTGAATCAAATGCAACATTTAATATGTACTTCCGTTCAGAAAACCTAAAGCTAATCGAAGGTGATTATGATGTAGGGATTTCTAAAAATAAAATCTCAACTTTCCGACACCAGAAATTGCCAATTCAATATTGGATTACACTTGAACAAGATTCGACTTATGGGGAGTAAGTATGGACAATTTTTTATGGGTAGAAAAATATCGTCCATCCGATATCGATAATTGTATTCTAACTGATGAACTAAAATCAACATTCAAAGAGTTTGTTGATACAGGAAGTTTACCCAATCTCCTATTGTCTGGCGGGCCAGGTGTTGGTAAAACAACTCTGGCTCGTGCCTTGTGCAATGAGATGAAAATGGACTATATCTTAATCAACGGTTCCGAAGATAGTGGTATTGATGTTCTAAGAAATAAGATTCGAAACTATGCATCAACTGTAAGTTTTGATACTGGAAATAGTAAAGAATTTGGAAAGGTTATCATTTTAGACGAAGCGGATTATCTAAATCCACAATCAACTCAGCCCGCTCTGCGTGGATTCATTGAAGAGTTTTCTGGTAATTGTAGATTTATTCTTACATGCAATTTCAAGAATCGTATCATTGAACCACTGCATAGTAGATGTTCTCTTGTAGAATTTAAAATCAAAAAATCTGACAAACCAAAATTGGCAGGAACTTTTTTCAATAGAGTAAAAACTATTCTTGATAAAGAAAATATTTCTTATAAAGAAAAGGTGGTTGTGGAACTTGTAATGAAACATTTTCCAGATTGGAGAAGAGTCTTAAATGAACTCCAGAGATATTCTGTTGGTGGTGAAATAGATGAAGGCCTTCTAACTGATGTGGGAGAGGTAAATATAAACAAACTCACATCGGCGATGAAGGATAAGAATTTCACAGAGATTAGAGGATGGACAACTCAGAACTTGGATAATGATCCAAATACTTTATATAGAAAAATCTATGATGGACTGTATGAACACGCAGAACCATCTTCAATTCCTCAAGCAGTTGTGACTATTGCAGACTATTCATACAAGTCTGCATTTGTTGCCGATCAAGAAATAAATCTTGTGGCGTGTTTGACAGAGTTGATGATGGAGTGTGATTGGAAATGATAAAACCAAATACAACATTCTATTTAAATGTGAGAGACATTGAAATTATTGAACAAGCTCTCAGGGCAAAAGCAGGCCGAAGAGGCCTTGCTATCGCTCAGGGAGAAACAAGCGATAAACTTAGAGAAGAGATGCATGAAATTCAAGATTTATTAGGAAGAATTCATGAACAAAAAACATGGTATCGGCCTCAAAAAGATATATATGTGAGTGGATAATGATAAAAAAGGAATTATATAATGGAAAGAGTAAAAGAATATGCATTAACTGCATTTAATTCTATGCGGGCAAATGCGAATAGATGGAATAAAAATATCGGCGATGGAGAGAGATCAATATCAAGAATATTTTACGACCAAGTTTTTTCTTCAGGTGAAAAACCTAGCGGATTATCTACAGTTCCTAAAATAGATCAAGCGAATGAGAAAATGTGTCATGATCATTATCTTAAACCACAATCAGTTGCTAAATTTATAATGGACACTAAATTTCATTTAGAAGATTTTGATTCATTTTTTCAAATTTTTGAAATGTGTAGATCTACACATTTCATAACAAAAAAACAAAATGAAATATTAAAAAAATCTACAAAAAATGGAACTATTCTTACAAAATATACATATACTGAAAATAAATTTATTTTATATAAGGAAAATGTTTTAGTTGATAACCATCCTATATTGGAAGTTCCAGAATATTACTCCGATTGGGAAATAAAATATAGAGAAAATGGTTTTACAGCTTTATGTTCTCCAAAAATAACTTTGGATAATTTCTTATGAGTTACGATTTATTTAAAGATTATGTGCCAGCAATTTCTCATACTAAAAAGAGATTGATGGATTCTTTGGACGAAGAATGGGAAAAGAAGTATCAATCATTTTTGGTAAATAGAAACTTTTCTAATTATCACGATACTATTATGTATGCAAATGAAATGAATATGCGTCCTCATATGGACAAAAAAATGCAATTTGATTATTTACTAAATAGTATACGTCCAAGGAAAAGATTTTCGCCTTGGCATAAAAAGTCTATTCATAATGATTTTAATCATGTAAAAGAATATTATGGATATAATAATAAAAAAACAGAGGAAGCTCTTAATATCCTCTCAAGCGAACAGATTGATGAAATTAAGAGCAAACTGAATAAAGGCGGATAATTATGTCGATTTTAGAATCACTAGTAGAAGTCACTCTTAGCGATCAAGAGGACTTCTTAAAAATAAGAGAAACACTCACTAGAATTGGTGTTGCATCTAAAAAAGATAAAAAACTTTATCAATCTTGTCACATTCTTCACAAACAGGGTAAATACTACATTGTTCATTTCAAAGAGCTATTTAAGCTTGATGGAAAATCATCTGATTTTTCAGAAAATGATAGAGCAAGAAGAAATACAATCGTTAACCTTTTAAAAGAATGGGGATTGATTAATATTATCAAAGAAGATGAACATGTTGATGCACCAATTTCACAGATAAAAATTCTCTCTCATAAAGAAAAAGATGATTGGGAATTAGTACCTAAATATAATATTGGAAGAAAGAAATAATGACTAACTTCGAAAAAGTGAAAGAATTTATGGAAACATACGGGCAAGAAGTGTTAACTGATGCTCGTTTTCCAGATGCAAATACTATCGCACTTAGAAATGAGTTGATAGAAGAAGAACTAAATGAACTGAAACAAGCCTCGCTTGAGGATGAAGAATTGGTTGATGTTGCAGATGCACTAACTGACTTATTATATGTCGTTTATGGAGCTGGACATGCATATGGAATTGATTTAGATAGATGTTTTGAAGAAGTACATCGTTCTAACATGTCTAAATTAGGCGAAGATGGAAAGCCAATTTACAGAGAAGATGGAAAAGTACTCAAGGGCCCAAATTTTTTTGACCCTGACTTGAGAAAAATTGTTTTTTGATTATATATAGTATAGGATCGTGGATTCCTTCACGCTTTGCGGTAAAATCCACTTGGTGCTCATTAGAGGCCAATTTCAAAACCTTGCTTAATAGGAGGAAAAAACATGGTTACGAAATTTAAAACTTTAGACCCTTTTATGCGTTATAGTGTCGGGTTCGATAGATTGTTTAATGAACTTGAGAATTTGTCTCAAACAACAACGCAAAACTATCCCCCATACAATGTAGTAAAAGTAAACGATTCTGATTATCGTATTGAAATTGCTGTATCGGGATTTTCTGAAGATGAACTTGATGTTGAAGTCAAAGAAGATACTCTTACAGTAACAGGTACAGTAACAGAACGCGAAGAATCTAACTACTTGCATAAGGGAATTTCGTCTAGAAATTTTGCTAGAACATTCACTCTCAATCCAGACATTGTTGTGAATGATGCGAAACTTTCTAATGGAATGCTTGTAATCGAATTGGAACATGTAATTCCAGAAGAAAAACAGCCTAGAAAGATTGAGATTAATCGATCAATTGGCAAAAAGGGAAAGAAAACTCTTTTAGTTGAATAATAAATTATCGGGGAGCATTTTGCTCCCCAACTAACCAAGGATAGAAAAATGGAAACTCATGATCAACTAACTATTGAATTGGAACAATATAAAATAGAAAACGAGAAGTTTAAAAATGGAAATAAATCTGCCGGAGTTCGGGCAAGAAAACATTTGAATGAACTTGTAAAACTTTGCAAAACACGCCGAATGGAAATTCAAGATGAAAAGGAATGGATTGTAAAGGGAACATAAATTATGTCAGATAATGAAAATCAGGTGAATGAAGAACCTATCGAAGAGCCAATTCTATATCGGACTAGTTCAGATGGTAAAGATATTAGATTCAATCCAGGCCTTCCGCACGATAAACTGATGCAAGAACTTTTAAACAATAGACAAATTGTAGAGGCAAGTCCTCATATTGTTCAGAAAGTTTTGAACATGGAATGGAAATGGTTTGAACGCAGAGTAATTAAATGGTTAGGAGATACGGAGTATTCTAGAAAGTTGCAGCAATCTCTGAGAAACCATATTAAAAATGAGAAAAAATGGGTTGAGCGTGGTGCAAAAGCCGAAGAAGTTCAAAAATATCAAGGATAACATAGGAGTGATATAATGAAATTAGATTATACAAGCAGTTTAAAATTACGAGCATTAATTCGTAAATATGAATTTGAAAGAGATGCAGCAATTGCAAATCTTCAAGTATATTTCGAAAATGGTGCTGGTGTAGGGGATCATGGAGATACTATTGGATCTATGGATGATTTAGTTACGCAGTTGAACGAAGCGGAAACTAAACTAAAAACTATTATTGCTTATTTTGCAAATGTTCCACAACCAGCACCAGTTTCTACAGAAGAAGCACCATCAACAGATGGCGATTAAGGTAGTCAGACTTCTATCTGGCGAAGAATTGATGGGAGATATTGAAGATAAAGGCGAAGGTAAGTATTTCTTAAAAAATGCTTGTCAAATTGTCACTTCATATGCAGATACAACAACAGCAACAGCAAGAGTTGGTCTGTCTCCCTTCATGCCTTATACAAAATCGTCTGATGGAATAGAATTAGAAAAAGCATATATTGGATTTATTGTTGATCCTGTAAATGAACTAACTACGGAATATAATAAAGTATTTGGTAGTGGTTTAGTTCTTCCCCCAAGCAAACCAACACTTACTACATCTCCGCCCCGCGGCAATCATGGTTTTGTAAAAATATAAAAACCTTGACAATTTGAATTTTATAGTGTATATTATGAGGTATTATGCGTTTTTATACTAATGTACAAAATATTGGAAACAAAATTCTTGTTAGAGAATATAACAATGGTGAACGAAAAAAATTAAGGTTGGATTATAAGCCATCTTTATTTTTTGAAACAAAAGACAGAACATCAAAATATAAATCTCTTGATGGAAAAAATCTAAAAAAAGTAACATTTTCGACCATTAACGAAGCAAGAAGTAAGATGCGAGAAGTCGAAGGACTGTCTCCTATTTACGGAATGACGCCTTTTATCTATCCATTTATATCTGATGCTTATAGTGATATGGAATTTGATATTGATAAAATCAATATCGCAACACTTGATATTGAGGTTGAATGTGAACAGGGATTCCCAGAACCGGCAGCTGCGGCTGAACGAGTGAATGCTATTACTTTAAAATATAATGGACTTTATACAGTTCTTGGTCTTGGAGATTGGGAACATAAAACTCCAGAAGTCGAACATCTGAATATCAAATATTACAAATGTACAAGTGAAATGGAACTTCTACGTTCATTTCTGAATTTGTGGGAGTCTGCTGATATTGATATTGTAACTGGATGGAATGTAAACTCTTTCGATATATTATATCTTGTAAATAGAATTACTAAAATCTTGGGCGAAGAACAGATGAAACGTCTGTCACCTTGGCGTTCTGTAAACAAAGTTCAAAAAAATATTAGAGGACAACTTACAGAACATGTTCAGCTACTTGGATTAAACATTATTGATTATCTTGACTTGTATAGAAAATTTACATATGTCACCAGAGAATCTTATCGATTAGACCATATTGCATTTGTTGAACTTGGCCAAAGAAAACTTGACCACTCTGAATTTTCATCGATGCATCTATTTTATAAGATGGACTATCAGAAATATATAGATTATAACATCATTGATGTTGAACTTGTTGATAGACTTGAAGATAAACTAAAATTGTTGGAACTTCTCATTACTATTGCATATCAGGCAATGGTTAATTATGATGAAGTTTTTTCTCCAATCAAAACATGGGACTCGATTGCGTTTAATCTTCTAAGACGAAACAAGATAGTAATTCCACCAAAAACAATAAGTCAAAAGACTGAGGCCTATGCCGGTGCATATGTAAAAGATCCAATTGTTGGAATGCATGATTGGGTCATGTCTTTTGATTTGAATAGTTTGTATCCACATCTTATCATGCAATATAATATCTCACCAGAAACATTAGTTGAAACGGACCGCGTTGATACAAACGTAAATACTTTGTTAGAAAAAGGAACGGATACAGAAGCATGTCAACAACATGGGTATTCCCTCACACCAAATGGCGTTCTTTATGACAATTCAAAAAAAGGATTTCTTCCAAAATTGATGCAAGGTATGTATGATGACCGTGTACAGTATAAGAAAGAAATGTTAAAATGTAAACAGAGAAAAATTAATGGTGACGGCGATCCAGTGGAATTAGATAAGAAAATCGCCGCACTAAACAACAAACAAATGGCAGCAAAAATTCTTCTCAATTCAGCTTATGGTGCGTTAGGAAATCAATATTTTAGATATTTTGATATTAGACAGGCTGAGTCGATTACTTTATCTGGTCAACTAAGTATTCGTTGGATTGAGAAAAAAGTAAACGAATACATGAACAAGGTATTAGGAAATGAAGAACAGAAAGAATATGTCATTGCAAGCGATACAGATTCGATATATGTTGTTTTTGGTGACTTGGTACAAAGAGTGTTTGGAAAAGGAGATTCGATATCGGAGAGTGATGGTGGTATACAAACCGAGCGAGTGGTATCATTTCTTGATAGAGTTGCTCAGGAGAAATTGGAACCTTTTATTGATAAGGCTTATAAAGAACTTGCTGAATATATGAATGCATATGATCAAAAGATGGTAATGGCTAGAGAGGTGATTGCATCAAAGGGTTTGTGGACTGCGAAGAAGAGATATATCTTGAATGTGCATGATAACGAAGGAGTCAGATATAAAACCCCAGAACTAAAAATTATGGGTATTGAGGCTGTTCGTTCTTCAACTCCGGCTGCGTGTAGAGATAAACTAAGAGAATCCTTTAAAGTTATAATGAAGGGTGATAATGATGAGTTGATTGAGTTTATTGATAAATTTAGAGAAGAATTTAAAACAATGGATGTACCAGACATTTCTTTTCCAAGAAGTGTTAATGGCCTAAAGAAATACTTTGATTCGAAAGATTTATATACAAAAGGCACACCAATTCATGTGAAAGGTGTGATTCATTATAATAATTTGGTGCAAAAACATAAACTTGGAATGTCTTATCCTTTAATTAAGGAAGGCGAAAAGATTAAGTTTGTATATTTGAAAGAACCAAATCCGATAGGAAACAATACAATTGCAATTCAAGATTCTTTACCAGAAGAATTTGACTTGCATCGATATATTGACTACAACAAACAATTTGAAAAGGCGTTTCTTGACCCTATTCAAACTATCACAGACACAATTGGTTGGAAAACTGAAAAAATATTTACAATTGATGACTTTTTTTAATAGGAGAATAATATGACATCTGGACTAATGAGTAAGTTAAGAAAGAATACGTCTTTCAAAGATGGCAGAGTTAATACTTTATCAGAATCGCCGTTTTTACATGAAAAGGATAATATTCCTACAAATATTCCAGCAATGAATGTTGCATTTTCTGGATCACTGGAAAAAGGATTTACTTCTGGTTTGACAATGATTGCAGGTCCAAGTAAACACTTTAAAACAGCATTTGGTTTGATTATGATGAAATCGTATCTAGACAAATATCCAGATGCGGTTGCTCTTTTTTATGACAGTGAATTTGGAACTCCACAGAACTATTTTGATGTATTTGAAATTGATACCACAAGAGTAGTTCACATTCCAGTTACTGATTTGGAAGAATTGAAATTTGATATGGTTTCTCAGCTAAAAGAAATAGAAACAGAAGATAAACTTTTTATCATGGTTGATTCTGTAGGAAACCTTGCATCGAAAAAAGAAGTAGAAGATGCGGAGAATCAAAAGTCTGCCGCTGATATGACAAGAGCAAAACAATTCAAATCTTTGTTTAGAATGGTAACACCACATCTAACAATGAAAGATATTCCAATGGTTGCAATTAACCACACATATGACTCACAGGGGTTATATCCAACTAAGGTTGTATCTGGTGGCACTGGAATGTATTATAGTGCTGATACTATTTGGATTATTGGTAGACAACAAGACAAGGTTGGTACAGAAATTCAAGGATATCATTTCGTAATCAATGTAGAGAAATCTAGATTTGTAAAAGAAAAATCTAAAATTCCAATTTCAGTTTCATGGGAAAATGGTGTAGATAAAACTTCAGGTCTTCTTGACATGGCGGTAGATTATGGTGTAATATCCAAATCAGGTGGATGGTATCAGATGGTTGATCCAGAAACTGGAGAAGTAGACGATAAAAAGTTTCGTGAAAAAGAAACACATAATATGGAATTTTGGGAAACTTTATTACAAGATTCTAAATTTGATGGATTTTTGAAAAAGAAATATAGAGTAGGTAACTAATGGCAATTTGGGCTTCTGATTTTATATATCAACAGAGAATGCAGATTTGTAATTCTTGTGAAGAGTTTGTAAAAACATTAAAGGTATGTAAATCTTGTGGATGTTTTATGCCCGCCAAAGCTAAAATTGCTAATCTAAGATGTCCAAAAGATAAATGGACAGAAGTTTATGGAACAGAAGATCAAGAACCAAAAACTTTGTCTTTGCATAAAGGTTCAGATGATATAGAGAAAAAGAAAGAGTCTTTATTAAGACAGGCACAACATTTAAAAGATGAGTCCGATAGGTTGTTTAGAGAGGCTAAAAAATTAGATGGAACTAACTGAACAAGTTGTTATGAATTGTTTGTTTTCGGATGATGCTTATGTAAGAAAGGCATTGCCGTTTATAGAACGAGAATATTTTCAAACCGAATCCAATAAAATTATTTTTGATATGATTAAGAATCATATCGAAAAATATAATGATTTGCCTACCAAAGAATCTTTATTGATTTCTTTAGACGATATAAATGTTTCTGAAAATATTTACACAGAATGTTCTCAGTTTATAAATTATCTCCATAATCAAAGAGATGAACATAGAAATAGTGAATGGCAATTGGATGCAACTGAAAAGTGGTGTCAAGATAGAGCTATATATAATGCGGTGATGAAATCTATCAATATCATTAATGAAGATTCTCCAGAAAAAGGAAACATGCCAAAGATTTTGAGTGAGGCTCTTGCAGTTTCATTTGATAGTAATATTGGTCATGATTTTATTGATGATTGGGAAGAACGATTTGACTTTTATCAGAGAGTTGAAGAAAAAATTCCATTTCATCTTGATATGTTAAATCGTATCACGAAGGGTGGACTTCCAAAGAAAACATTGAATGTTGCACTTGCTGGAACTGGTGTTGGTAAATCTCTGTTTATGTGTGATTGTGCAGCAAACCATCTTCTAATGGGATATGATGTTTTGTATATTACATGTGAAATGGCAGAAGAAAAGATTGCAGAAAGAATTGATGCAAATCTTTTAAACACCAGCATTCAAGATGTTTCTGCAATGGCAAGAGGTACATTTGATAAAAAGATTGATCGAATCAAGAAAAAGACAACTGGTAAAATGATTATCAAAGAGTATCCAACAGCTGTCGCAAATGCAAATCATTTCAGACATTTGTTGAATGAGTTATCTTTGAAGAAGAATTTTAGACCAAAAGTTATCTATATTGATTACCTAAATATATGTGCATCTGCAAGAATTAAACCTGGCGCTGGTGCAAACTCATATACATTGATAAAATCAATTGCAGAAGAACTAAGAGGTCTTGCTGTTGAAAATGATGTGCCTATTGTGACTGCAACACAGACGACCAGAGGTGGTTATGCAAACAGTGATGTTGATTTGACTGACACATCTGAGAGTTTTGGTTTGCCTGCTACAGCAGATTTGATGTTTGCTCTAATATCAACAGAAGAACTTGAAGATATGGGACAGATATTGATTAAACAATTGAAGAATCGATATAATGATCCAAATGAAAATAAAAGATTTGTTGTTGGAATTGATAGACCAAAAATGAGGTTGTATGATGTTGAAGATGACGCACAGGATGAATTAATACAGGAAAGAACTGATAATACTTATAGAGAAACATTCTCTAATAAATCTAGCAAAAAGATAGGAAAAGTGGAGATTAAACTATGACGGACGAAAAAGAAGTAGTAAATTTTGAGGTAGACCAAGAAACTTTTAGAGTTAAACCACCAGATGGTAACATGGCTTGGATTTCTGTATGGGACAATGTTTTGTCAGCAGAAAAGTGTGAAGAAATTATTGAAGAGTTTGAAAAGGCTTCTGAATATCATAAGAAAACAGAACATCCAGAATATAGAAGTTTTACTGAATTGAATTTTTTTGATCCAGCACTTCTTTCTGCAAATCCGAAGTTTGAAGAACTATCAATGGAACTTTTAGGGAAAGTTTCTGAATATGTTGAGAGTTATAGACAACACAATAATATCGCATTTTTTCCTCAACAATGTCATAATGAAGAAGTGAGAATGAAAAAATATTTTGCTGGTTCTGAGGATGATTTCAAGTATCATGCGGATGTTGGTGATTATGCTTCTGCTAGAAGATTTCTTGTGTGCTTCTTTTATCTCAATACTGTAGAGGAAGGAGGAGAGACCGTATTTCCTGATTACAATACAAGCATCTCACCAGTGCAGGGTAGACTTGCAGTGTTTCCGCCTTTTTGGACGCATCCACACCAAGCTCAGCCTGCTGTATCCAATGATAAGTACATTGTAGGTACATATCTACACTACATGTAAAATTATAAATAGTGGTATTAACTCAATATATAAAGGGTAATTCCATTTCATGGCTTATAATTATAGACCAAAATCATCCCAAGATATAAAAGATCTTGGGGTGGTAATGAGTAAAGAAAAAGTTTTGGTTTCATTATTCGAAGAAATGAAATCGAACTTTGGAAAATCTTTTGATGAATTTATTACAATAGAGACAGGTAGCGCAGGATTCGGAAACGCAAAGATTCTTAATGATTTTAAGAATATGGTCGATATAAATTCATATAAGAAAAAATATATAGGAATATCTCTTAAATTTGGAAATGGATCTAATCCAAGTAGTAATGCTCCTACTACCCAACAACAAGAATTAATTACTCTTAAAATATTTGAAGAATTATTATCTAGTAAAACAAAAAATTACAAGAAATTCGACCAATTGCTTCCGACACTCTTAGAAATATATCCCAATCTTCCATATGAAAAGTCTTGGTATAATTCGTTTGAATTGCAATTTAATCAAATCGAAAAAGAAACCAAACTACCTAATAGTACATTTGATGTTTATAATCGTGATGGTGGATTTATGGATTATATATCAAAATTAGTAAATAGTAAGTTTGATATTGCAAAGAAAGATTCGTGGAATCCTGCTGATATATGGCTTTTAAGGTCGTCTGCTTATAAAAAATATGAAGCGATGTTAGACGAAGCGGTTAGTATTCAAGAGTGTAATTCCATATTAGTTTCTGCATATAATAATACAGACATTGTTGGTATTTCTTTGAAAAAGAATGACGGAAAAAAATTAAATTATGATTTAGTAAATTTAAAATCTTCTACTAAAGAAAGTTCTGTAGACTATTCGAAGTTTCTTTTAAATATTCCATATAATGAAAAAACAAAGTCTTTTACTTCAGTTACTAGTCAATTAGAAGTAAAATACCAAAACAAAACTTATCGTATGGGAGTAAAAAGCAATCAGGCTCAAATTGGAAACATCACATATGAGTTTGTTGGAACTGGAGCTGCTGCGTTTTTAGGAAAAGTTCCAAAAGATATGTTGAAACTTGAATTAAAAAAAGATGGATACTTGATGCCAGAACACACTCATTATATGAAGTTTGATAGGAAAGATTTTGAAAATAAAATATCGGTTATAAAAAGAAATAAAACACTTTTTACAATTGATGGAAATTTAGATAAATTTGTAGACCAACTTGAAGAATCTTGGTCAAAAGGAAGAAGTAAAGATAATGTTGTTATATCTCAAATCGTATGTTTTGCATATATTATAGCAAATTTATCATTATCTAGAAGAAAAGAGTTTATAAGGGATTTATTTTTTATGGCACAGAAAAAAGGCCCAATGTTCGGCCCATTTGGAAAGTTATACTAATGAAAAGTTTTAGAACACATTTAAACGAATCAAAAGAAGGTAAAAATTTACACCTAGAACATCTTGAAGATGAAATTATTAATAATGGTATTAATGGTGCAAGAGGCGCAGTAAACTTTTTAAGAGCCCTTAGAGACATGTTATCTGGTTCTGCGACTTCTAAGATCAATATGACTGTAAAGTGGGATGGAGCTCCAGCAATTTTTGCTGGTACTGATCCTTCTGATGGTAAGTTTTTTGTCGCAAAAAAGTCTGTATTTAATGCAGTGCCTTTGTTGTATAAAAGTATAGATGAAATTGAAACAACTTCCGACCTGTCGCCAAACCTAAAGTCAAAATTTAAAGTTGCATTTTCAGAGTTTTCCAAGTTGGGAATCAAAGATGTTATTCAGGGCGACCTGATGTATACTGATGAAAGAGAAGAAAAAACTTTGGATGGCAAAACTTATATTACATTTCAACCAAATACATTAGTATATGCTGTTCAAAAAGACTCTTCTATTGGAAAAGAAATTTCTGCATCTAAGGTTGGTGTTGTTTGGCATACAACATATAAAGGAAAAGATTTGCAAGGAATGACAGCTTCATTTGGAGTTAATATTTCTGGGCTCAAGAAAACATCTTCAGTTTGGATGGATGATGCAACATTTAAAGATGTTTCTGGGACTGCTAAGTTTACTGCATCTGAATTGAAAACTCTTAATGGACAACTCTCATCTGTCGGTAGAAAATTCAAAAAAATCAAAGCAAATGAATTTAATTCATTTTTAGAAATTCAGAATAAAACATTGGTGAAAGGATTGTCTGGTGCAAGTTTCAAAACTTTCTTGAATGCATACATCAGAGAAGGAAAGAATATTTCGACAAAAAATTTGAAAAACTTTGATTATTCAATGTATGTCAAAAATTATTTTGATAATAAGATAATTTCCAAATTGAAAACAGAAAAGTCACGTCAAATAAAAGAAGAATTAAGAGATGAATTGGTCAAAAAACTCATCAAGTTAGATTCGGTTGTATATGCGATAGTTGACTTTATGGAAGAAATGATTGCAGCTAAAACTCTAATCGTAAATAAACTAAATAGTATTAAACAAATGACGGATATTTTTGTTAGAACTGATAATGGTTATAAAGTAACAAATCCAGAGGGATACGTTGCAATTGACCACACTGGAACTAATGCTGTGAAACTTGTAGATAGAATGGAATTTAGTTATAACAACTTTACCGCAGCAAAGGCATGGGACAAGTAAATGGACATAATAAGAATTATAGAAAGACTTAGATTGGAAGAAGGTGTTAACGATCCTTCTATTTTTAAAGCAGTATTTCTTGCCGGCGGGCCCGGTTCAGGAAAATCTTTTATTGTGGGAAAAACTGCACTTACTTCTCTTGGAATGAGAGTTGTAAATTCAGATCCAGCGTTTGAAAAGGCACTTGCAAAGGCTGGACTAGAAATGACTCCAGACGATATTTGGTCTGATGCCGGACAGACTGCCAGAGTTCAAGCAAAAAAAGTAACATCAAAACAGCAATCTCTTTATGTACAGGGTAGATTAGGATTGGTTATTGATGGTACGGGAAAAGATTATGAAAAGATTGCAAAACAAAAAGCTCAGTTAGAAAAACTTGGTTATGAAACTGCAATGATTTTTGTAAACACAAATTTAGAAACAGCTGTTGCTAGAGATGCCGCGAGAAGCAGGACGCTTGGTGCCGACGAAGTTGGTAAGATGTGGAAAGGAGTTCAAGATAACATTGGAAAGTTCCAGAGAGCATTCAAATCAAAAATGTTCATTGTTGATAATTCTGATGGCGCAGATTTTGAAAGAGATGTTATGGCAACATATAGAGCAATTTCATCATGGGCAAAGAAAACTCCTGAAAATAAAGCTGCTCAAAAATGGATTTCTGGACAAAAGGCAAAAAGAAATATTAAAGAAGAAACTTTAGAGGAACAAAAGTTTTCGGACAAAGAAATCAAAATGGCTATAGGCGTTGCATCTGATAAGCGTTATAAAGATGGTAATATGACAGGCGCAGTTAAAGCAATTGATAAAATCAAAAAAGGTTTATCTGACCACCCACAAGTTAGGGCTGTTTTGCGGAGACAAAATGAAAATATTTCTGAAGAAAGAGATTTTGTGGGCGAGACTGCCGAAATGATGATGCGCGACATGATAATCATGCAAAACAAATTAGATGAACTTATAGATGCAATGGAAGAAGAGATGGGAAGACCTCAGATAGAGGAATTTGAGATCGAACCTTGGATTGTATCTAAAATTACAAAAGCCAAAGATTACATCGATTCCGTGTATGATTATAGTATAATGGATGATCTGGATTTTGAATGATGCAAAGCTTTGCTCAATTTTTGGACGAAGGAATTAAATTCAAGTTAATCCGTGGCAAAGACATGGATGTTTTAAAGATGTGGAATAAAGGCGATAACAAATGGGTAGAATTAAGAGGCAAGCCTGGTTTTGAAACCAGATATGACCCTAAAGACCCATTACATAAAGCAATAACTGCGTTAGGAAAATCTGCTAACATATCAGATTTTATGAATGGAGATGAAGTAAGTATTAATCCAAAACATCCAGACGCTAAGAAGGCGTTGAAAACAATACAGGGTTTGATGAAATGAAAAGTTTTAGACAGTTTCAAAATATTGAAGAGATGGTAGAATATCATGTTATTAGTGAAATTCCATTAATA